TGCACAAGATACGGATAGCGACGATGATGACGAAAGTGTTATGACAAATATGGTTAAATTAGACACTGTAACAAAGGTTTATGTAGGAGCGTTGTCTTTAGTTGGATTATTTGTATTGTATCGTGTAGTAAAGAAAACAATTTAAACAATTTACACCCTTGAAGAATTAAAATTGGATATTTTAATTATTCAATCACGACATGCCATTAACGGTTTAAAACTGGTAGCGCTTGTACAACTGCAGCGCAGTTAACCCACCGAAAATCTGGGCCATGCAGTATGGCAACACTTCAGACACGGGTAATTTACCGGCAGAGGCCATGGCAATGGTCACGGCAGGGTTAATGTGTCCACCAGAAATCTGGCTGGTTAGCAGGATAGTAAGCGCCAACGCGGCACCAATAGCTAAAGGATTTCCTGTCGCAAAGATAACATAAATAAAGAAGGCTGCACCGAAAAATTCAACTAAATAACTGTACATTGACAATATATTGTATACTGTGAAAAAAATTGAACCCACCTGGAAACGAATTCGAATAATTATTATTTTGATATAAATCAGGTATGTATCTCATGGCTATTCTTTCACTGGTTAGATTTGTATGCATTTTGTATGGGGTACTATGTCCACATGACCTACCTGACCCACACATTTATACCATTTCTACAGATTTTGTAGTTGCACATCACAATATATGGACGTTTAATGATACATATAGCTTCCATTATTTCCATAAAAATCCTTGATGTATTGATTTTGCACAACACCCTCGACGTTTTTATATTGAATCGGGGAAAACGTTGGTGTCGGGGCATTTGTAGTTCGTGCATTTTTTTTCGGCGGTGCAACTGACCCACCTGCGCGGACTCTACGACGAGCGTTAGTTACAGTGCTGATATCATTGTATGTAGTGAACGAAAATAGTCCACCGCTCGCATTTAAAGACCCTTTCCCAACTGCAATGTTGCGTCTATTTGCAACAACGCTCGACGCGTCCCGGCTACCGAACCACTTCTTTTCTATCTTCAACTCAACTGGTTCGGGCGTAGCAGGAATGGTTTCCAAATAAGTATGTCTCGCCATATTGAATGATGCCTGGTTGTCACTGGTGCTATCTTTTTGTGGCATAGGTTTTGCACCAGACAATGCACCATTGTTTATATTTTGTATACTATACTTCCTTTTATACATATCACAATGATTCTATAACATAGTGATATAAATTATATTTGTTGACTAAATTAACGACGTAATGCCATAATGCTTATGCATATCCCACAAAAACTAGTATCATTAGTGTTTTATATCATTATAATTCTTGTTCATGGCACGCAACTTGCGAAATCGCACATAATCAGAAGAGTCAGAAACAAACCGAGGGTTGCATGACGCACCTTCTACGCCACTATTATCGCAACTGCTAATGATAGAACCAATACGACTTTTCCATCCGGGTTTGCTTGCATTTACTTGGTTGGGTCCACCACACACATAATTTGGACGAGCGAGGAAATCACCTAAATTATTCACCGCACGAAAGGGAGTTATAACGCGATTCCTTCCATTTACTGTCCCGGAAGCGTATAATTGGTTCCATCCGCGACGAAGAACGCCTCTGTCGAGAGACTGTTCTCCATCTTTGTAGTTTGTAAGTGTTTGTTTTGGGGAAATACCGTTTATCGTTGACATCACTATAATATAGTATATGACAATATAATTTTATCCAGATATATTATAAAACGTATCGCGAATGTCACGTAAAAAACATTCCTTGCGTAAGCAGAATAAGCATGCGCAAAAGGAGGATTATGTGTCGTCAAATCAATATTTAGAATCGTTATTAGATGAAACACAAACAATTACGTATGACCCGGCATGTGTACGTAAGAAAAGTAACTTAAGTAAAGGCCTTGATAAATATAAATTTGACTCTGTGAATTTTTCAGGCGAAGAATTACTAAATAAAATACCAACTATATCACCAAAGTTACATGAATTGCTTGGAAGAATCCACAAATTGGATACATCAGACATGAAAGAACACGGCAAGAAGTTTAAGCATTTCATATTCTCGGATGTGAAATCTGGGGCACATGGAGCTAGATTAATTGCATCTGCCCTCATTGCAAAAGGTTATCATTTGGGATATTCTGCGGAATTAAAGAAGCCAATTGATAAAGAAGCTGCGTCAGTGGAAGAGCAAGAAGATGCCCCCGAAAAACGAGAACACCGATACAAGAAACTCGAACTAAATACAGACGCAGAACTTATGCGAAATCCACACACGAATTTCTTCTTATTATCTTCGGTCATGGTCTACGACCAACCCATTACTGTCGCCGCAAAAAAACAAATGTTGGCCAAATTCAACCAACGACCGGAGAACATTCACGGTGACCTGGCGCGAATTATTGTATTAGATAGTGGCTTCAAAGAAGGTATTGATTTATTTGACGTAAAATACGTTCATATATTCGAGCCGTCGATTGTGCCCGCTGACCAAAAACAAGTGATTGGACGCGGTACACGCACATGTGGACAGAAGGGTTTGGAATTCCATCCGTCAAGAGGGTGGCCGTTGCATATTTTTGTATACGATTTGGCTATTCCCAAGAAGGTACAAGGCGCCTTTTTGGGTGCAGAAAACGCAATAGACCTGTATTTAAAGTCCATGAACATTGATATACGCCAATTTCATTTCGCACATGATTTGGAAAAATCCACGGTTCTCGGGTCGGTCGACTACGACTTAAACAAAAATATTCATACGTTCTCCATTCCGTCCGCCAAAAACATTGAACGCTTACCTGGCGGCAAAGAGTTTATATATGGCGGTGCACCCAAACTCCGTATTCGTTCACCGATCACCACAGAAACCGTGGCAAAAGTTGCTCTACCGGGGCATTCTGCTCAATTGCGCAAAACATACCCCGCAATGCGTCAATATATTAAGGACTATTTCAAAGAATACACATGGGATGTTGTGAAAATGACCAATATGTGTGCGGAAACGATGAATGGCGGTGGAAATGTTCTCAAATATACACCGTCGCAAAACTTCATTCGCAATTATTTTACACCGTTAAATCCATGCAAGGGTATGTTATTGTGGCACTCAGTTGGTACCGGAAAGACATGCAGCGCGATTGCCACTGCGACCAGCAGTTTTGAAAAACAGGAATATACGATTCTGTGGGTAACACGAACCACCCTTAAAAACGATATTTGGAAAAATATGTTTGACCAGGTATGCAATGAAAGTATACGCAACCAAATCGAATATACCGACAATTTTACCATGCCGAAAGAGCACGCTCAGCGCATGCGATTGTTGTCAAAATCGTGGAAAATACGGCCGATTTCTTATAAACAGTTCAGCAATTTGGTATCGAAGCAAAACAGTATTTACGAAACACTTGTCAAAATCAACGGAGAGGCGGACCCATTGCGAAAAACACTGATTATTATCGACGAAGCCCACAAATTGTACGGCGGGGATGACTTATCCGGTATCGAACGTCCGGATATGAATGCCCTGCATACTGCTCTCATGAAGTCTTATGAAATTTCCGGCGATAACTCGGTACGTCTCATGTTGATGACGGCGACTCCCATTACAACAAAGCCCATGGAATTGATACAACTCATCAATTTGTGTAAACCCTTGAGCGAGCAAATGCCCGCGACATTTGACGAGTTCTCGAATGAATATTTGGATGTTCAGGGCGAGTTTACCGAGACGGGTCGGTATAAGTATTTGGACGATATTGCCGGATATGTGAGTTACTTAAATCGCGAGAAGGACGCACGTCAGTTTGCGCAGCCGATTGTTACACAGGTATCTGTGCCCATGGTGCAAAATGAAGAATTAATCGAGAAGTTCGACAAGAAGTTCATGCGTGAACAAATGAACGAAGAAACCAAGGAACTACAAACGAAATTGGTTGAAAAGGCCAAGGAAATTGAAGGGGAGTTGAGTGACCTAGATAGAAATAAATTCGGGTTTTTGAAAAAAGAAGTATGTGAAACGTTTGATAACGTCCCAAAGAAACAATGTGATAAGGTTGTCAATGCCAATATCAAGGGAATGGTTGCAGAACTAAAACATTTGACCGCCGAAATACGCGCCGAAATGAAGACGATGAAAGGCCTTATCAAAGAGAAAAAGGGGTTGAAAAGAGAGACTCTTGGCAATATCAAGGAGAACATTGAAACCTACGCAGACGAATACCAAGAATACAAGGATTCGGTGTTGTATAATATTAAGAATGACTGTGCAGTAAGACCAGATAAAGGAAGTAGTGCATTAAAAGAGAACGTTAAAGGCCACCCCGCAATTGTCGAAATTGACATGAAATTGGAGGAGTATACTAAACAAATTGAAGCCATTTCACAAGGCCTAAAAATACGAATGGAGGCACATAAGCAAAAAGTTGCCGAATTGCGCAATATGTTAAAGAACGCCCAATACAATGATTTGGAGCGCAGTGTAATTCGCATGACATTGAAGGACCACCAGAATGAACATAACCTTACTATGAAAAATTTGAAGAAAGAAAACGCACAAAGAGAGAACCTGTTACAAAAGAACGTCCAGAAATTGACAAAAGACCGTGAAAAACGATTCAAAAAGATACAGAAAACCATTAAGAGAAAAATCGGCGAGAACAAACAAAAAATCAAGGAACAAACGCGCGAGCAGAAGCAACTTCGCAAAGAAATGCGCAAACAAGCCGATTATAAAGAGGAAATTACTAACAAACAAATAGGCGACCTTGTTGAAACATATCGTGAAAAAATGGTGGACGAGTTACACAATTTAGATGAGAGCATTTTAGAGAAGGAGCGCGCAAAAGAGGCAGAAAAACAACGTAAAGCGGATGCACGAGAACAGAAACAGTTGGCACGAGAACAGAAGGCAGTGGAACGAGAAGAAAAGAAGAAAACGCGAAAAGCAGAGCAGGAAAAAAAGAAAGCCGAGCGAGAACAAGCACGTAAAACAAAGAAGAATGCGAAATAATGTGAAATAACCTGGACCATTTATGTTTTTCATACATAAAAACATAAATAATAAACGATTATGTATATATAAAACGCATAATCATGGACCATGCAGACAATGCAAGTGAAGACATACTCGATGAAGTAAGCGAAATCGACGAAACATCTGTACCCGAACATATTGATGATTTAGAGAACACAGCCACTACAACGGAAATCGACCAACTAACATTGTCACTATTAATGAACAAAAATCATTATCGAAAATATGTCTCACAAACCAATCCAGCACAGCATGAAGCGGAGAACCAACGCATCGCAGACAATCGCAAATATAGAAGTCGCATAATGGATTTAACAAGTCGCTTGTTGGATTCGCCAGATACGCAAATTACGACAGACGTGGACCAAATATTTGTCGCATATACAAAACGCCTGGTTCAGTATTTCAAAATGCAGGATGTAGAGAAACTAAACCGCTCTCATAATGGCTGTTATGAGAAGGACGACGAAGATGAGGATGTTCTGTTTGGCAATATGGACGAGACACCTACTGCCGACCAGACATGCACCGCGTCATTTTGGGGGAAAGATAGGGTGGTAAAAAAGGGCAATTTACCAGTGGCCAGTTATGATATGCGCATGTTCTCCAAACGATGAAATAAATTGTTATAATATATATTTTATTTGTATATTATAAAAGAATTAATGCCGACGAATACAACGCGTCATAGAAAGAAACAACATCGACGCAAACATACACGCAAATTTAAGCGTATGAACTGTAATCCGGGTACGTCCGGAAAAACAAGCGTAGCCGATAGTTGTTTAACCGATGATGTACTTGTACAATTAAAAACGTCTTTTAATGCGAGTCACCCAGATAAGCGGATTTTATCAACAGAACCGAAGAGCATATGGACAGATTTAAAGAAGAAGTTGAAAACGTGCGAGAAGGAAGATTGTTGGTTGGATACGATTGTCGACCCTCTAGTACGTCGTAAGCTCGACAAACAATCGTTTGCACCGGACCATCCGTCATCATGGAATAAAGACCCAGATGAATGGCTTTCTAATTTTGATATTGCAGATGTTCTCAAACAATACGAAGGAACATATAAAAACTTCGTATTATTGGGCCCGTCGCCAATTGATTTTGATACGCGCTTACCCGAAAATGGCGGAGACTGCGTATGGGAAGAACTATGTAAATTTCAGGTGAAGAACTATTTAGAGTCGGGGAAAACAAAAATCGGGATTGTATTTAATTTAGACCATCATGGACAAGGAGGGTCGCATTGGGTCTCCATGTTCGTTGATTTAGAAGACCAATATATGTTTTTCATGGACAGCGCAGGCGATGCAATTCCACCGGAAATTGATGCACTTGCAAAACGTATTATTGCACAAGGACTTGATTTAGAAACACCCATGCATATACACTTCCACGAAAATTGTCCCATGGAGCACCAATATGGAAACAATGAATGTGGTATGTACTCGCTGTATTTTATCGTAACCATGTTGACAAATAAGACGGAAAAGAAAGTATTCAAAAACTACACGGACAAAATTGCGTTCTTTAAGAACAAACGTATACCGGATAAATACATGCATCATTATAGAAAGAAGTATTTTAATTCGTAATTTTTTATCATTATAGTATAACTTTGATACTTATACTATGGCAACCCGCAAAGGAACGATATACGGCATCACGAACCCCGGAAAAAAACCAACGGTGAAGGGCAAGAAAATCGATGCTGCTTCGACCAAAACAACCGGTCCCGAAACGAAATCGACTGTAGAGGTCGGTACAGAAACGGAACCGATTACAGAATCAATAAAAGAAACTCTCAATGCTAAAACAAAAGATGAGTTGATTGAAGAGTTAGCCACATTAATTAACGCCGAAAATAAAGACGCTGGCACATGCAATAGTGATAAAATTAAAAATATGTTGAATGCATTTATTGAAAAATATAGACCTAGACCGGTCGCGGTTCCAGTTACAAATAAAGATATTGGTGTTGTTATAGATGTCTATGCGGACAAAGATAAAAACAGTAAAGGATATCATATTTATAATTATAAGGTTCGTGCAGTAAACGAAGAATATCCGTTTTCAACGGATGATGAAGTGAAGTATTTTTTAAAGCACTTGTTTGGATATATTGAAAACAGTAATTTGCCGGTTGAAGCGCGCAAAGAAGATATTTCAAATTTTTTTAGATCATATAGCAAAACCATTAACGAAAAGCCAATGTTAGAACCTCCAACCAATAAACAAACAGAGGGCGGCAACAAAAAGAAATCCCATGCAAAACGTTCACAAAAACGCAAGCGTGTCAATACCCGAAAACGAGGGTCTAGAAAAAACGTCAAAAAACATTAAACGCTGAATACATATAGATATAATGCCATATTCATATACAACATGTCATTATACGTAGTACCTGAGAATCAGGAATTATTATGGAACGTCATCAGTAAAAATGCATATATTCAAGACTTTTTTGCGCCATATAATCCCGAAAAGAAAAACGAATGGTTCAAAGCAATCATACGCACATTTTATGAAAGATATAAGCTGCAAAAACTAACGGTGGCAGATTTGAACGCCGTGAACAAAGAAACTATTACATACATGATACAAAATGTACGTGAACAAATAAGTCAACCTGTCGCGAAAACGACCGCGCCAACTCAGGCGATACCATCTTATCAACCTGCGAATTCTTATTCGATACCTACCCCGCCCATTGTGCCAGATACCCGACAGGATATTTACGCAAAAGAATTTGAACAGAGACAACAAGAATATGCGAACCTGAACAAAAAAGCTGTACCGGCCAATGTAAATTTCACGGAAAAGGCGGATGATGGAGTAATCCAAAACATGGATGAACTTATAAAACTGCAAATGCAACAGCGCGCCTACGAGATGTCCATGATACCCCCACCGGTCAACAAAATAAGTCAACCAGCTATACAGCCACCACCTCCACTTGTAAACACGTTTATGCAAAATAATGCACAGATTGCTCCGCCAAAGCTGCAAATAGATGCAGCCTCGAATATTGAAATCAGCATTGAAGAAATTAGTTCGCCTAGTAATAAAAAGAGTGTTACCTGGAAAACCGACGAACCAGATATGAATCGGTTAGATGCTGAGATACTAGTTCTCCGTGAATCTGTAAATAATATGACACAAGAGTTCGAACAATTGAAACAGTTATTCGAATTATCACAAACTAGCATAGCCGAATTGAAAGAAGCTAACACCGGACTTGTAACAAAATATAATGAATCGATTGAACTGTCGAATACCAGCATAGCCGAATTGAAAGAATCCAATGCCGGTCTAGCAATGAAATTAAATCAGTTGGTTGAGTGGTCGCAAACCAGCATAGCCCAATTGACCGAAGTAAATGCCGGTCTGGCAACGAAATTAAATAATTCCATTGAATGGTCGCATATCAGTATCGTCCATTTGAACGAAGCCAACACAGGATTAGCCATGAAATATAACGAATTGCTTGCAAACCAAGTATCAATTTCACAAACACAAACTCCAACGCAACTGCACGTGCAATCACACATTCCAAGCCCAGATGAAATCAAATCAACAATGGAACGTATATTGACACAAATTGACAATGAATAAATATTTCATATTTATCAGCAAAATATAATAAACAGAATTGTCTTGTTTATTATATTGCAACGTTTCATCATGGAACTATTCGAACACACACTTTTCATTAATTTGGACCACCGAACCGACCGTCTAGAACACATTACAAAAGAATTTGAAAAAATGGGAATCCAAGCCGAACGTGTACAAGGAATTCAGCCAAAATCCCCTGCGGTCGGGTGCACGATGAGTCATATTAAGTGTCTGGAGCTCGCAAAAAGACGAGATTATGAACAGGTATTTATATGTGAAGATGATATTACGTTCACGAATCCGGAATTATTCAAACAAAATCTTACCAAATTTGCTGAAAACGAAGACATTAATTGGGATGTTTTATTGGTCAGTGGGAACAATAGACCACCTTGTCAAAAATTATATGAATACGCCGCGCGCGTATTTTACTGTCAAACTACAACTGGATATATCGTGAAAAAAGAATATTACGATAAACTCATTGCAAATTTCAAAGAAGGACTAGTGAAATTAATGCGAAATCCTACTAATAAATTCGAGTATGCGATTGATAAATATTGGCTACGCCTACAGATGCAAGACTATTGGTATATAATTACACCATTAACCGTAACTCAGTATGATAATTTCAGCGACATTGAGAACAAAGATACCTATTACAGTGGTCATTTATTAGATTTGGATAAACCTTGGATTCAGAACCAAATGCAAATGCAAATGCAAATGCAAATGAAAAAATGATTTGTAGGTTATTTATCATTCTAATGTATATTTGGTGTTAACTTTAATTTTCGAAAAATAAATCGTTTTCTGTATTTTCTATTTCTGGGTCTGGCTCCGGTTCAAATTCATACATTATTTTGAGTTGTCTCCACTCGTCAATGTGATTGAAATAATATTGGCAATTTCGCATGACAGATGCAAACGATGCGCCACTATGACTTTGATGTGCTAATGCGAACCCAATCAAGTTGACCCGGTTATCCGGCGAACTTATAAACCCGCATTTTTCGTTGAAATTCTTCACAAAATCGACCAGATTTAATTCACTAATGATATCCATTGCTTCCCTGACCATGACATAATCTGTATTGTCCAGGGGTGTTGTCATTCTTATAGATTTTTCACACAAATTTATAAGAATATATAATGCACGCGTAACCAATCAATTTTTGGGTCGGCTAATGCCATTATTTATCATTCTTAATGCGCAGAAATGTGGCTAGCACATTCTTGTTTTTTTCTTCATATTGCATTGTTTTTAACTTATCGGCATATTCTTTGTGCATCATTTGTTCTCGATATTGTTGATTTTGTTGTGCCAATACACGTTCCGCGTCTTGTTTTTCGAGTGGCGTCAACGATTGTTTGCCACGTTCTCGCATCATATGGTCAACAGATGAATATTGTTGCACATTATGTATATCTTTTTCGCTTACACCAAATACTGTCTGATCTTTGTGTACTTTGCGCAAATCCTCGAATTTTAATTTACTAAACGGGTCACTACTTACATAAATGTCGTCGTTTTCGTCGTCATATATTGAATTTCCAAAATCACTATTCATGTATAGGTTCTCAACACCTCTGTATTTTACCATGCCACGTTGAGTATCTTTTATTTTATCAAATACCTGGCCCATGTTTTGTGTACTGACCTTTTCCGGAGTTTCATATGTTGCAGTCTCGTTTGTAAACCACTGATTTCGCTCCGGGTTGGTCTTAGATACCATATTTTTGTCAAATAATTCATTGAATGTAGTGTTAAATTGGCGTTTGTCCATCGATTGAATGTTTTTGCTGACCGCATTCACCGTTGCTTTATCGGCAGACATATGTCCTTTATCATATACCCGTTTTTCGGTGATAACTGGTTGATTTTGCTTGTTTTGGTTCTCGTAAAATTTGACAACAATATCAAAAGCTTTTTTGTAAAATAAGAAATACTCCGGCGCCAACTTCGATTTATCGGGATGTGTCATTAGCACCTTTTTTTTAGCGCGTTTCATATCTTCCAATGTAATCGAATAATTCAAATCAAACAGTCCAAGTAAATCTTGCAAACTATACATGTGAATGTCCAGATTATATTGTTTTTGTGACATTTTCAGTGTAAAGATTTTGTATTTATTATACTATTTCGATAATATTTATGTATATTACTACGTAAATTACATAAAACATAGTGTCTCTATATAGTATACAAGATGGGATTACCAATTATTACGCATTATGAAAATAGAAACGCATTTTTCGATTCCCTAAACAACAACCCCGGTCTAATTATTGTGAAATTTGGGGCCGATTGGTGTGGGCCATGCAAATTAATTGAAGCAGATGTGCATCAATATTTTGAATCCATGCCCGACACCGTCCAATGTGCAATTATCGATGTAGATAAGACGTTTGATTTATATGCATTTATGAAAACAAAAAAAATAGTGAAAGGAATTCCAACCATTTTGTGTTATCGCAAGAATAATACACATTATGTACCGGATGATGTTATCGTCGGTTCAAATAAACTCGAAGTTCGCGATTTTTTTAAGCGATGCCTCGCATCATTAGCTTAGGGGACTATGCATTTGGTGCAGCGATAACGAAAACCCAGTATTACTATCTACATCATATGGCGATGTAATATCATATGAATGAGTCATTAAACCTACGATGTTTTTGTCGTGAATAACGTGTATGGGGCGTCGGTGTAGATTGACCAGCTGTTCCATTTTCATTTCTAAATCGTGCGACCGTTTATGAAAATATAGGTTGCCTTTTGCATATGAAACATTGTAAATACAATTATATAAGCTGTATTTATAACCATACCATTCGTAGTAACATTCTTTATATTTATTGAAATCGGGCAGACTCAATACCGACTGTATTGTTGCGGGTATGGCGGCTTCTGCTTCCCGTTCATATTCATTCGGCATATTCAAATATTTTACATAATTGCATATCATGCAATTTGACTCGTGTATATTTTCCAACAATACTTTTGCAAATAACTTATTGCACAACTCGTGCAAATTGTCATTCATGCAATACATATTTACTAGAATACAATCCATATTTTCGGCCAATACGGATTGTATGAGTCGTCGATTCATTTGAATGTCTTTATCTGTGTTAAACGCATCAATGACAATGACCAAAATATTTCGGTCAGTCGGTTTTATGCGAAGAAACACAGGCACCATTTGTTCTAAAGCATTTGTATCAACCCGTTTGGCGAGTGGTAACTTTGCCGAGTAAAAGTATACATCTTGTTGATTGTATTTTGACCCAATCGATACGTATACGTATTGGTATTTCTTTTTTTGCGCAAATACCGCGGTCAACGTTGAGGAAAAAGAATTTGAATTTGTATCAAACAACATTTGTAAATCACATGTGAATTATATTATAACATGTGATTCAGTCAATTTTTCATTTGCTGGACCTGCGAGTTTTTTTTTGTTTTCTTTTTCGGTTTTTTGTACTTTTTTTACCGCCAGATGACGGGATTTTATTCATTGGTAGAGGAGGTGCGGATGGTTCAGTCGTTGCGGAAGGTGCAGGGACTGCGACTGCGACCGGTATTTCTTCTTGACTCGAAACAGTCGCAGAAGCAGCAGTCGCACTTGAAAACGGGTTAAGGGATTTTAGTTTATCGATAGTACCAGAAAGCGTTGGCAGAGCGATTGCAGGTACGGCCGAAAATACAGATGATGATTGTGATTCGGGCGCAACACTCGCTTCGGGCTCAGCAAATGTTGGCGGCGGTAATATAATTTCATCTGTAGTATCCGCGATTGTTGCATATGTTAAAACCAACGAGGTTACTCCAATGAAGACATACGATAATATTGGTATGTGGTCAGTTTTCATACTAAAGTTATAATACCATGACATTTTTTTGTGGGATTTTTTTGTCGACAAGTTAATAAAATAATTTTTATATTATACACCGGCTTTTGACTTCGTTGCTTGCGCATACTGGGTCTGCCATTTTTGCTTTGTTTGTTGATTGACGTTGAAATGCATATGGCGTTCAAACTGTTCAGGAGAATCGTAATACAAGATGTCTGGGTTATTGGTACTATCGTCACCCAAATACCGCACCTTGAAAAACTGGGCTTCTGCCTTCCAATTTCCAACCTTCATATTATACTCGCGAATTCCAGTCACTGCATTGCGAATCGATGCACCTGTAACGTCACTGCCTGCATAATATTCGAGCCTATCCTTCTTAGTGCCGATAACCTTATGACCGGGGTCAGTCATGAGATAATTATCTTTACGCTTCGATTTCACGTCTGTGAAAATAGTACTTTCGTCGACATCACCCGTTTCGTGATATACGTACGATTGCTCATCGTACTCGCCGTAATTTTCTCCGGAAGGTTGGTATGATTGCTCGTCATCTTGATTCATGTTTAGTAATAACTAGCGATAGCTAAAAGAGGCTAATAAACAAACGTGTATTTGTCTTACGTATACCTATGTGCATCTCTTTATGTTACTTCACATAAATATTTGTGTATTGCGATATACACTGGCCACTTTTTTAGAGCCGTTGTATATATAACAAATGGCGTTAACATCCGCAGAACTACGCGCCTTCATAAATAAAAACTTTTTAACAGAAACACCTGTAAATAATATAATCCCCACGCCAGAACCGGTTGTGGATACGGATATGGACTTGTTTTTACCATCTAAAACCCCGTCAATGCATGATATCACTCGACCAAATATGAAGACACCAGCCACGGGAGCATACAAATATTTAGACGATGTTATCCTGTCAAATAATCTGGTGTTATTTCCAAGAAACTTGGCAGAAACATATACGATTCATTTGTGTCTTTTTTCTGTTAATACGGATTTGCATACTCCATTTCTACAATTTATGTTTAGTAAAACCGATTCTGTATATCAATTCCCTAATGCAGAATTAGATATGGCGTCGATACAAAAGTCTACTTCTGCCGAAAAAATTCAACCTAAACCCGATACAGAAGGGTCGGTTGACGGTGATGATGACGATGATGAATATGACGAATCGAGTGGTGTAGATGCCGAATTTTTATCTCAATGTGGTGATTTATTGCAGAAGACAGTGTCGATTCCCGACATGGACTTGCATTCACTTTATCGTGGATTCTTAGAAGATGACCAAACCGCAAATCATTTGTATGTATTCTTTGATTGTACTAGGCTCAACATAGAAACCCATAGCGATAAGTTTCAAACGGGCGAATATATCATGGCCATTGTAGACGAATTAAATGCGGGGCGAATTAATAACGTGGAAATTAGCAGTGCAGTATTGCAAATATTTAATAATAACCCATTTACCAAGATAATTAACAGTGCAAGTGGAGAACCAGTTCCTAGTCCAATAATTTCTTATTTATGTACGAAAAACGAAGACGAAACATATGCAAATGAATATTATACTGCCGAAAACGGATATGACAATATATCACTGATTGTACCGGTTGTTACACATACGAGGTTTGATGATATATATATGTTTTCGAAGACCCCAATAACCGGAGAATACAATAATATCAAGCGGTTTGCATTGTTTTATGATGAAACCGATAATGATGTTGAGAACATGGATATTGAAGACGATGACATGTCAGGGTCCAGTGAGGAAGAATCGGTAGAGGAAGAAGGTTATGAAGAATCAGTTGAAGAAGGTGAGGAAGAATCAGTTGAAGAAGGTGAGGAAGAAGAATCAAGTGAAGAAGGTGAGGAAGAAGAATCAAGTGAAGAAGGTGAGGAAGAAGAATCAAGTGAAGAGGGTGAGGAAGAAGAATCAAGTGAAGAAGGTGAGGAAGAAGAATCAAGTGAAGAAGGTGAGGAAGAAGAATCAAGTGAAGAAGG